GTTCTCCTTTTGTTTGTTTTTATAGTTTATTAAATCTTTATATATTCAATTATTAAATAGCTATAAATAATAATATTTATAATGGATAACAATATTAATAACATATTTAAAAATATTATTTTTTTATCTTTATTAATCTTAAAAATCTGCATATCTTGCAATAGCAATCCCATTCATATTTATAATATCTAGGATTGTAGGTATTCAATATATGTTTAATTGCTTTAAACATTTTTTAAATCACTTAATATTTTTTTATATTTTGGAAGTAAGTTTTTATTTATTTCATAGTCAGTATGTGTTTTTAAATTAACACCGACATCAGAACTGACTAAAATTAAATTAAGAATATTAAAATTATTATTTAATTCCTTTAACTCATCATTTTTAATTATTAACAATTGTTGTATTTTAATTAATGTAGCTTCAATTAATTTGTTATCCATTTTTATTCTCCTGTTTTTTGTTAATGGCAAAATAACTGCCCATTCCTATTTATACCACATCAAAATTATTAAAGCAAATAAAAAAGCCCTGCAGGTTTCCCTACAGGGCTTCTACTGATCGTCTTCCATTTAATCTCCAAAAAAATTATAGTTAATTAAAAACTAAAAACAGTTGTAATAACTATAACCATGATTGGAATTACAAATAACCAGAATCCAATTTGATTAGACATAATCTTTCTCCTTTCATTCTTTACTTAACCACATATTATTACACAAGGCAAATTAAATTTTTGCTATGTCTAGGCATATTTATAATAGGATAATGCTATGTCTAGGTAAATATATATATTGATATTATATTTTTATATCTATATTTTTTTGTAGCTCTGGATCTAGCTATGCAGTTTTTGCATAGGGTAAAATTTTATAGCTATAATCAATTGTAGGTTGTGTCAGCTTTTCTATTATAAGTTGTAAATAATTGATTTTTTTTAGTTCTGGAGAGTCTCCAGCTATTGACATTTTGAAAACAGTTGATCTAGATTTTAAAAAAAATATAAATTTAATTTTCATTAAATTGATAATTGTTATATAACTTAAGTAATGGAAATTTTTAAAAAAATAAAATTTTTTGTATGTATCTCTTCAGGAATTTTCCTGATTATTGAGAGAACTTAAAAATAATAAAATTTTTAATCGCCTATCCATTTAGCTATTTTAAATTGTGAATAATTAGAATTTATTTTTTAAGTGTTTTTAACTTATAGGAAAAACATGAAAAAAAATGAAATAAAACCTATTGATCAAAAAGATTTGCTTATTGCATCAATAGACAAAGATTTATCTGATTTTGTATCAGGTAAAATTAAGGGAATAACTTTAACTTTGGGATTAGTTAATAAATTAACTAAACTATTCAAAATTGGCGGATTTAATTTAAATAGTTTTCTAGTTGATAAAATAATTAACTCTAATGATTTAAAGAACATTGATTGGAAAGTTACGCCTGATAGCGTGACACATAATGACCGATTAAGATTGTTTTTAAATCTAGTTATTATTCCTGCGTTAAAATATACAGTTGATGATTTGAAAAAAAATGACCCTTTCAGATTTGAAGCATTAAGAGACATTACCGAAAGCGTTATTGCTTCAGTAGTACATGATTTTATTGCTTATGATTCTGAAAACTCATGTTTTACTGACCCATCAGGAAACCAACCAGCACAAATAAATATAATTAGAAGTAAATTAAATTTATTTANAAGTGTTGCAGAAGCAAAGGCGCGTTATAATTCAAAAGGGCTTAATCCTTTTCCATTATCTTTTGAGAAATTNAAAAGTTTTTCAAATGAATTGCTTTTGGGCAGATCATCAAGGGTAACTAATACAGATCCTACAATTTCAAAAACTAATGAAAAATTGCAGGACTTAAAAAAAGAAATAGCGTCAAATATTTCTTTTACTCAAGTTGACCCAAAAGCGACCGAAGCAATTAAAAAATTATCAGAAGTTAAAAAGAATAATGAAGTTGATGAAACTTATTTATTGGTAACTTCTATAATTGATAAATTGTTAATTAGTTCTGAATTTGTAACAGTTCAGAAAATAGCTTTGTACATAATGAATGATAAATATTATTCAAAATGGCAAAGGGATAATTATGACAGTGCAGTTAATTTTACTTACAATGTAGGTAATCAACCGCATGTTATAAATACTAAAGATCTTGATTTGTCGCAAGTTACCGACAAATTAATTGCGGTTACTTTAAAAGAAAAAAAAGTAATGAAAAGATTTGAAGACCTTACTGAGTTCAAATCTAAATCAAATAAATAAACCCAAATACTTAAATTATAAATTTCTAATTATTCCAATTTAAATAGCTATAAAAAATCTCATCAAAAAAATATCAATTCAATTCTAATTATTTACAATTTTAGTCCGAGCAATTGCTCCAGTTCCAACTCTAAAAATATGTATATGTCTCTTGTGTCTTATTGGGAGTTACCGAGTTAATCCATAAGTTACAAAAATTTGAGACCTGCAGCTCCTTAAGACCTGGTAAGTTCCTGGAGATATCCAGGAATATTTTTACTTAATTTTTAGATCTAAAATTTTTAAGATCTGTCCAATCACTGTTCCAAGTGAATTTTTTAATATACACCAAAAGCAGCTCTAATTTACTAGGGGTACACAGGGTGCTAGGGGGATACCTGGGTATTCTTATATAGCTACACCAGAAAATCCCCAAAATCCCTTGTTAACCTATCTGGTGCCCATATTCTAGGGACTATATTCCTATATATCTCCCGACTATATCCCTAGGTATACCCTAGGGGGTTTATATATCTAGCTATAATATGTATATAAAACCCCCCGTGTAACCTATAGTTACATTATACACATCATTTCCACTTTTGTCAAGTATATTATTAATAATTCTTATGACATATTGTCGCACCCCACAATATTATAAAATAAAGCTTGACAAAAGTCTAATTTGTGTGTATAATAGAATCAGATGCACTTTAAAAGGACACACGTACACATTTGCATGCTCACATGCACAAGAGGTCATCACTAAACTGCATCATATTTTAGGGAATTCCCTAGGGTTCCCTTTAAACAAACTTAAGGATAAATAATTTATGGCCATACCAGCAGTAATATATGGACTTACTATTGGAGCAATAAGACTTATACCGATTGCTATAAGAATCGGAGGGAAAATTGTGGGTATTAGTTATAGGATAGCAGCTAAACCTAGTAATTTTAACCATGCTCAAAAAATATTTGGAAAAAGATATGTAATACAAGATGGTGCTACTGAAAAAATATTTAGTCAGATTATTAGACACAATACTAAAGTTAAAACCTTCTCCCCAATAAAATCTGAAGTAATTAAAAATCAAATTAAAGGGAGTGCAGAGGTAGCAAAAAATATAGGTAGTCAAGCTGATGATGCTGCATTAAATCTTAGTAGATTTTTTAGCACAGCTAGAGTACAGCCAAGTAGCGGAGTTAAAATTGCTGGACCTGTAAAAGAGATATTTGGTAAAAATATTAAGTTTAGCGACAAGACACTTGAAGCAATTAAAATGGCCGAGAGAGGTCCTCTTTCTCTTAGTAAGGATGTTGCTACATTTGTTCCTAAAACTACAAAATGGGTAAAATCCCCTGCACAAAGTACATCAGCCCAAGCTGTTAAAGAAGCTACGAAAAAAAGGATAAAAGAATTCAAAGAGACAAGTCCAGAAAAGTTTAAGGCACCTATAAAACAAATTGTTAAAACAGAAAAAAGACCTTGGTATGTGAATATTATGCCTAAGTATTTAAGAACCACTAAAGATGTTAGAATTACTGGACCAGAAAAGATACCTTACACTGGAGCACCATATAGTATTAGAACAGTAACAGAAGGAGTTGCTAAAAAAAGATTAGCAGGAACAGTTGGTGGTGTTGGTGCTGCCATGTATGGATATGATAAAGCAACAGGACCTGATAAATTACCTGTGCAGGCAGAAAAAGGAATTGAAATAGATATAAGCGAATTATTTGGTGGAGAACCAGAAATATATAAACAACAAGAATTAACATCAGGTATTGATTTCTATGACACAGATGAGCAAGGAAACGTTATCCAAGCCCAGTAACATTCCTTTTAAAGAATTAATGGAGATTATTAATGCAAGACATGGATTCTACTATAATCAAGACTCCAAAAAAAAGCTTAACAGATTCACAGGAAAAGTTTCTAGACGCATTGTTCGGGGAAGCAAAAGGCAATCCGAAAAAGGCGGGAGAATTAGCAGGGTATTCCGAAAGTTCTTACCCAAAAGTTCTTAGAAATTTAAAAAGTGAAATCGTTTCACGTGCAGAAACGTACCTAGCTAACTATTCTGCTAGAGCAGCTACCAAAATGGTAGATATGTTAGATGAAGATGGTACCACACCTCATGCAAATATACGTATGGAGGCTGCAAAACAGATTTTAGACCGAGTTGGACTTGCAAAAAAAGAGAAATTAGANGTTAACTTAAAGGCAATGCACGGATTATTCATTTTACCCCCTAAAGCACCACTAAAAAGGGCAGATAGACCAGATGAAACTAAAGAAACTAGGTAGAGTAATACCTTTTGGTTACAAAGAAAGTGCAGAACATGGATTTTTAGAGCAAATACCAGAAGAAATACAAGCATTAGACGAAGCAAAGAATTATTTAAAGACTTGTTCTTATAGAGAAGTAGCTGAATGGCTACATAGAAAAACAGGAAGATACATTTCGCATGTCGGACTTAGAAAACGGATCAAAAACGATAGAACCCCCGAAGCCGAAAAAGAAACAGAAGGCCAAAGCACGGAGATCAGCCAAAGAGATATTAAATCGGTCTAGAAAAAAGGTTGCGGCAGCAGAACAGACTTTAAGATCAGCAAAGAAATCTGCAGAATATATAAAAGATAAATATAAAAAAATAAATTCTGCATTAGATGGAAAAGAAACTCAAATAATTGAACAAAGTGTAATAGACACTGCTTCTCCTAGCATTAAGGAACATTTAAATCAGCAGAACATTGTATTTAAACCTAATATAGGACCACAAACAGAGTTTTTAGCTTCTTCAGAGAGAGAAGTTTTTTATGGAGGAGCAAGAGGAGGTGGTAAATCCTATGCCATGCTTATCGATCCACTTCGATATTGTCATAAAGAGATGCATAGAGCACTTCTTCTAAGACGGACAATGCCAGAGTTAAGAGATTTGATTACTCATTCTCAAAGATTATACTCGAAGGCATTCCCAGGAGCAAAATGGAGAGAACAAGAAAAAGAGTGGAGATTCCCGTCAGGAGCAAAGATAGAATTCGGATACGCAGAGAACATGACAGATGCTTTACGTTACCAAGGGCAATCTTACACATGGATAGGAATAGACGAACTTCCACAATATCCTTCGCCAGATATATATAATTTTTTAAGATCATCACTTCGATCTGTAGACCCAGAAATACCTGTATATTTAAGAGCAACAGGTAATCCAGGTAACATAGGTTCATTATGGGTACGAGAGATGTTTGTTGATCCAGCTATACCTAATACTACATTTGATATTAATATAAATACACCTGTGGGTAGGAAAGTTATAACTCGTAGATTTATACCTGCAAAGTTACAAGATAATCCCCACTTGATGCAAACAGATGACTACTATGTTATGCTTGCATCTTTACCAGAAATACAACGTAAACAATTTTTAGATGGAGATTGGGATGCATTTGAAGACTCAGCATTTCCTGAATTTAATAAAGCACTACATATTGTTGATCCCTTTGAAGTGCCTAAAGGTTGGCAGCGTTTTCGTGCTGCAGACTGGGGCTACTCTTCTCCTGCTTGTGTTCTTTGGTTTGCTATTGATTATGATAATAACTTATGGATTTATAGAGAATTATATACCCAAAAGATTACGGCAGATGTATTTGCACGAAAAGTCTTAATGTTAGAGAAGGATGAATACATACGCTACGGGGTCTTAGACGCTAGTACATGGGCAAAACGGGGTGATGTGGGTCCAAGTATCGCAGAAACGATGATTCAAACAGGATGCCGCTGGAGACCTTCTGATAGAACACCTAAAAGTAGAATTAGTGGGAAATTAGAGATTCATAAAAGATTAAAAATTAGTGATGATAAAAAAAAGGAACCAGGATTAAGAATATTTTCTACTTGTAGAAATTTAATTAGAACATTTCCCCTTTTACCTTTAGACGATCATAATCCTGAAGATGTTAATACACATGCAGAAGATCATGCTTATGATGCTTTAAGATATGGTTGTATGAGTAGGCCAATGCATACTAGTTATGCTAATAGATTTAATAAAACTCCTCGACCACAATTTACTCCCTCAGATAGAATATTTGGTTATTAATTAATACTACACAAGGGACTGAATGAGAAAGAATAAGTTACCTATTATAGATAGAAAGAATTTTCCTTATGACTTAGCAATGGTTTATTGGGAAGATATTGTTGGAGATGTATCTTGGGCTGATATCCATGATATTAAAAAATCTAAAACAGCAGTATGTTGTAGTGTAGGATGGATAGTACACAATAATAAAACAACTGTTGTTATGGCTGATT